CCCTTATATAACCCACACCAGTGGGAATGGCCTGGATGGCCAAGCTTCTCAGCTCCGCATACGCAATTACTACGTACGTAAAGCCTAAAAGCTGCGCTATCCTCTTTAAACGCGTCATTAACGGTTACCATCCACGTTACATAATCTAACCCAAACGGCTGCTCAATCTTAATCTCTTCGATGTTTGTTACCGTATAAACCACGTCGGTGATATCCCTATGCTTTACTTGATCTCCAACTTTAAATGGTGCTCTTTCCATATTAAGCTCCTTTGTTACCGGGGTTTGGTGGGGGATCGAACTTATTCCTGCGTCTAAACGGAATTACATTATCTGGAATTTCAGATTTTTTGACTTCGTACACAACATAATCATCAGCTAAAAGCTCTTCCATAGAGATTGCAAGCTTGGTTAGCGGGTTGTTATAGAATAGGTGCCAATAGTGAATGTAATCACTATCTTTTCTATGAAAGGGCTTATTAGTTTTAATAGCCTCTATTAAGTTCATACGTACTACTTACCCTCCTTATTAAAGCTTACTACACCCGCTAGATTAAGTCAAATTTAGATAATTTTGTTATTAAGTTGACACAACGTAATGTTTTGTGTCAATAAAGTAAAAACCCCAGGGACTTGAAATCAGCGGTCACCTGGGGGAAGTCTGAGGTTGAACGTTATCCCTGGGAGGGGGACCTCAGGCTTTAGATTGTAAACCCAGGAGCCTAGTGTCTTCAGGCTCCTGGGGTCGGCACGACGGCCTAAACTTTATTAAACTTTTTACGTTGTTTTTCTAACTCAACCCTAGCTTTTAAGTAAGGTTGGTTTTTAAATGGGTCTTCGTCTTCTTTATTGCCTAATAAGCTATTAGCTGCGGATTCTCCAACTGCTTCGAATAGGGGTGCCATACCCTTTAAGATTGACCAGATTGTTAAGGCTACTAAGATTGTTACTACCATAAATCCCCCTATCTGATTACAGAATAGCATTTATTATATTGGACGTCAATAAAATAAAAAGGCCCAGGACTCGTAAGTCCCAGGCCCAAAATCACTAATGATTTTAACTAGCTAATTATGCAGAGAGAGAAACGACGCAGTTGAATCCAGGAGCTGAACAAATTAAGTTGCCATAATAGCCGATTCGGATTTCGAGAGCATCGCTGTTTCCTACTCGGAGACCTTCAAGTCCTTCGATTCCGTAAGTCAAGATGTGTGGGACTTTTCCTAAAGATCGAAGTTTCCAAGTGGACATAGTGAGCAAGTAAGCAGTCTGAGGAGGGCAAGAACGGTCAGCTAAGATCGTCACTCGACCGTAAGCAGATTGGAAGGTGATACCTTCGAAAGCCACTTCAACTTCGTCGTGCTTCACTTGTACGTATTGAACCTTAGCTCCTAAGCTGTTCACGAGAGCAGCGTAAGAAGCGAAGTCCATAACGCAAAGGTCAGGCTTTCCACCTTCTCGGTTTAAGAAAGCAAGAGCGTTGGTCAATCCTTCTTCGATTGTGTACGAAGAAGCATCGTATCTTAACCCAGCCAAACGGGTTGGGTCAGCAGATCTGTTAACACCCCAGAAAGAGTCGGTGTTTGATGGAGTCGTTTTTGGAATCCAAGCAGCAAGTCCAGACAGAGCCAAAGAAGATCCAGTGCTGATAGCGCCGGACACGATGTCTCCGTTGATCCCGAGTCCTTTACCAGCAGAAGCCCATGAAGCGTCAGAGGAAGAAGCCACAACGGTGATTTTTCCGTTTGCTCTGTCCACAGCCGTAATCTGAGCGGTCGTGCTAGAAATAGCAGAGATCGTGGTGCTGGAGATCGTGAAGTTCACGAGCAACATTCCAACTTCGAAGTTAACGATCTGTTGAGCATTGCTCAAAGTGATAACGTAAGTAGGAGCAGATCCGCTATCGGTAGATCCGATGAATCCACGAGTACCAGTTCCATCGCCGAACAATTCGAAAGCGATGTTGTTGGTGATGTTTCGGAAACCGCCGTCCATTTGGAGCTTAGCAGCGTCTACGAAAGCACCGGCATTAGACTTAGTCTGTTCCATCAACAAGTTAGTGATGGTGACTAATTGATAGTCAGATACCACGTACACGAAGAAAGAAGCTAAGCTAGTAGCGGTCTGTTGGTTCTGGGCGTTGGAGAAGCTATGGCTTCGTCCTTGTGGCACGCCGTACTCGAGAGGGACTGGGATGTATTTACCAGCAAATCCGTCTGGAGATTCGTTTTTAGGAATAAGGGCTAAAAGAGGGTTCTCTTTATAAACGAGATCCTTCATGTAATCCTTGTCATCAGTATAAAGCTCTTTCAACGCAGCGATCTGGTTGGAGCTATTTGCGTATACAGCACTCATGGCTATAATCCTTTCAGGTTATCTTTAGAATGACGTCACTTAAGTCGCCCTGTCTAAAGTCCTATTAGTGTTAAGACTTAATAGAAATCCCCAAAGACCATCTCTGGGGACTTTTATTAAGTTAATTTATTACCTTTTTTACAATTATCGCGGCCAGTTAGATATTGTAAGTTCCACGGAACATGTAGTCCTGACACGTTTTTACCGTGTATCGGGATTACGTGGTCCACATGGTGACCTTTCGGTCTATTTATATAAAATAGTTCAATAATTTTAAGCTGTTCGTCTGAAAGCCAAGTAGGAGTTGCCTGCGCTATTCTAGCTCTTCTGAGATTTGTGTAAAACGAAGCTTTTTCCTTATTAGCTTTAAACCATTCTCGGTTATAAGCATTATGTTTAGCTCGTTTATCCGGCTTAGACCGGCATTTTTGTACACAATCTCTGGCTTTATCTCTATTAAGTTTTAACCACTTATTTCGAGATTCTTGCTTAGGATTTGCTAGATAGTAAGCTTTATGTAGAGATTTTTGACATTCCCTACAATAGTAACTTAGGCCGTCTTTATAATTTTTACCTTTAGTAAAATTACTTGCCGGCTGCGGGTTAATCTGCTTACAGGCTTTCTTGGTACAGCTTTTCATTATTAACTACTTCTGTAACTTGCCTTGAAAAGCTAAAATCGCTCTTTCCTTCGCTGTTAACGGGCGAGAGGACGACACGGAATTAGTCAAGGTTTTCAATTTCTGCTCTGGCTCGACAGTTTTTGGCTTCTCGGATACCGGCGCTTGTGGCGCTTTAGGGGTCAGACGTTGTTGAATTTTACTAAGCCTAGCCAGCTTTTCAGCCTCTTCCACTAGGTAGTCTTCAACTTTTTGGGCGGCTTCTTCAACTGTCAAAAGAACGCCGTCTTCGTCAAAAGTTTTCTGTATAAGCTCTACAACATCATCCACACTGTTAGTTGCTTTGATCATCTCAAAAGCTGGATCGTTGTTGACTAGAGCTTTAGTCTCGTACTTGAATTGGTTAAGAGCTTGTTCTCGCTGAGTTTTTTGAGTTTCTTCGAAGCTCTTCTTGGTGCTTTCCGTCTCACCTTTAATAGCTTTCAATTCGTCTTTCAACGCTTTGATTTCATTCATTAATGCTAATTGCTCGGGTTTTGGAGCGTTGAGGGCTAGCTCGGTGAGTTGGTCGTATGTTAAACCAAGTTCATTTAGTACTGAGAAAGGATCTTGCGTAAGTCTTTCTTTAGGAACGTATTTAGATTCGTCGAATTGGGGTTGCTGAGGTTGTGGTTGTTCCTTGGGTGCGTTTAGGGCTGCTTCGCGAGCTTTTAACTGAGCTTCGCGTTGCCTTAACGCTTTCTCTTTACGCGCAAGAATAGCGTATTGAGAAGAGAGGGGTGGTTCGCTTGAACTCTTAACCTCTTGAGATTCCTCTGAAGTTTCTGCTTTAGGACTCTCACTAGATATGCTTTGTCCGATTTCTGATGGTGATTCAGAAGAAGTGCTTGATTTTACAGCAGAATATTCTTCTGGTGAAATTCTAGTGGCATTTGGCACTGGCTGAGAGTTTGGGGAGTTGCCCATAAGAGCCTGAATAGCTCTTTCTCTTGCAGATACTTGGGGTTCGGCTTTAGCGCCTGTGATAGTGGAATTTAATGGTCCGGTTACTGGTTCGATTTTCATATATTACTCCTAAAAGCTAAATAGCTTTTAATTTTATCTATTTACGCCAATCAAGGCGTCGGTTTTTGTTGTGTCTGCTTATCTTATAACGTGGCTGACTGCCGCGAGGATGAGGAATGTAGATAATCCTAGGATCACCGTGGAGATCATTCTCTCATAATTTCTTTGTAACAGATCGCTTCTATTCAATTGATCTGATTTAACAATCTTTGTAATGCCGCCGCACTCTTTGCAATATTCTCGTCTAGCTCTGGAGTTGTAAAAGAAGAGTGCCATATTAGTGTTCCACTTAGCGTTTAGGTTTATCCCAATTACTTAGCACCAGGGATGAAGTGTGGCTTCTTTTTGAGCAGATTTCTAAAGGTATTAAAGCGGGCTTAGAAAACCAACCTTGTATCTTTTTTAAGCATAGTCTCCAGTAGTGCTCGAATTTTGAGATATTCCTTATTCTCATATAAAATCCGTTTAAACGCTTCCTATTGGGCTCCAGCGGGGTTTCCGTTAGGGACTAAGGGGGAGCTAGGCAAGGCCTCGGGAGCAGCCGCTGGTGAGGCTCCTGGAGCGCCTGGGGCCATAGTTTGAGGCGGCATAGCTGCCTGCTTAAGAGTTTGTACTTGGTCAAAGAAGTCTCGGAGCATTTGGGCGCGGTCTTCTTCAAGCTTACAAGAAACGTAGAGGTTGTAGTATTGCACCACTAGGTCGTTAGCGAGCTGGAGGTCCATAAACGGATCTGGTGGGGTATAGATGCCGTCTTCAACGATCTGATCTAAGATCTTATAGATTCGCTCTTCAGAAGAGTTAGCCAGCTTTTCCACTTGCTCAAGGTCAGGGTAATCAAGGAGTCGTCGTCCTTCTTTGATGGAGATCATCCCCCCCTGAATCATTTCCGTCACTTTTTGCATTCGTCCTGCTGGGTCTTTAGGTAAACTAGATTGATTAAACACTTGGATTACAAACGGGTCTTCGATTAAAGACATATCAGGAAGGTCAATCTGCTTAGTTCCGTCTTTATTCGGATATACCGTTTGGTATTTGCCTTCTCTGGTAGCGATATCTTTAGCTAAGTCTACAATAAGATAGGATAAATCGATAAAAAGGTTGTCATAACGCTTAGCCAGGGTTGCCATTCGGTCGGTGTTGATGTCGTCATAAGACCTAATAGCTTCACCGGAGTTTAATCCTGCTGGCTTTTGGCTGGTAGCCTGCATCATGGAGATACCACACTGCTGGAAACCGTAGTCAATGGTGCGTTGCAGCTGGCCGTAAAGCTCTTGTGGAACTGCTGGGGCTACTTCGTAAGAGGGTTTCACACCGCGGTACATGATGATCGAGCCCACTTCGTTATTAAAGCTGGCCTTAGTGACCTTAGATCCTTCTTCCACAAACACTCTAGGAACGCCTACGAGCTTAATAGCCTTGGAGATGGTGTATAGAAGGGAGTTGATTTCAAGCTGGGTTCCCATGAGCTGCTCAGCCATTCCTTGAGCCCAGAAGCCCATAAGGCGAGGGGAGTATTTTAGGAATACGAATGGGAATTTGTCTTTATTGTATTCTTCATCAAGTAAGATACCGGAACTACAAGCGATTACATGGCGTCCGTCTTTAGCGTTTTTACCTGATGGCAAGTGCCATGCTTCTACAACCATTACTTGGTCAGCAATGGTTTTAGCCGAATCAGAGGAGTTATCGGGGAATGCAGTAGCGGCTAACTCAATGATTTTCTTGTATTTAGGGGACATAGCCATTAAGACTTCCCTATCTACAAGCTTTAATTGAAAGATTTGCCTTGGGTCGCCGTACATACCGTCGTTAGCGTCTACTAGGAGTTCGGTACGTAATACGCGGTCGATAGCGACTTTATTGTCTTCGGTTTCGTATACTTTGAGAATACCGTCACCGGTGACTAGGGCGTCTCGTAAAGCGATTACGGCTTTGTCATACGCTTTAGTTTGGTAGAATTCACCTAGGATAAAGTTATTTAATTGTTTAGCTAATCTGCGTTCTTTGTAGTCGCTATTGTCGGTAAGGAAAGTAGGTGAGGGTTTGTTTTGCCCGATCCTGGATACGGCTGTATCGACGCAGGATTGAATTAAGTTAAAGGTTGGGCGGTCAGAAGGGAGTCCAGTCTGGTTATCCATCTTGTTGGTGTTGTTACCGGCGAAGTTGAAAAGAGAAATATTTCCGTATAATCTTGCGTAGATAGCAGTTTGGCGGTAAAGGTAGGACTGAGATTCTTTAAGATAAGAGGCGGTTGTAAGTACTTGGTTGCAAAGAGCTTTATCGTCGCCAGCCAACCACCACCGGTATACGCCTTTGACGACGTCAGATACGTCTTTGGTTTTAAAAGTAACGGTATTATTAGGAGAAACTTTTGTAACTTTCATTAGTTAGCATCCTCTTCTGAAGCTTCGCCTGACAATGGATCGACGGCGCTCCACATCATGAGGGCATCCTCAGTTAGCCCGTCCGTTTTAAAATCTGGGTCAACAGCTGGCCCACCGATAAAAGGGGTTGAAAGCCTTTTATTCCTTTTGTAATTCGATTCTGGCACGTCATCGGATAGCGTGAATTCAAAGTCTGGGCATTTATAGTGCTTAATCCCAGCAGCTCTACACGCAGCAGCTATCTTTTTGAGCGCTTTGGCATCAAACCCGCTCATAGGTTTTTCCTTAATTAAATCGATTTTTTACGCATCGATTTACGAATTTTATCTACTAGACTACCGTCGTGGTCGTCTTCCATTGATTTTTCGTGTTCATCGCCATGTTCATTGCTGTCCATGGGTTGATCATCCAATTGATCTAAATCGTAATAAGTCTTTTTTCTTGCAGCTTCATAGCTAAGTTGGTCTTCTTCGTTTAAGTGCTCGTCACCGTTAGAGTCTTGAAGGTCAACTTCTCCGCCTTTAGCCATCATTTTTTCTTTGTGTCGGATTCGTTCAGCAATACCGCCCATAGCCATCATAGCGAGGTCTCGCTCGTCTCGGGCTTCATCGATGTCAGTCATGTGCTCATGAGTAGCTTCGATTTCGTCGTGGCGAGAAGGCATGTCCTTCATCATTTCCATTTCTTTTTCGTCTTTGGAGTGGATGCTTGGGAGTTCACCGCCGTTAGCAAGTTTCTTTCGCTTAGCTCGGCGTTGTATATCTAAAGCGATGGCGATAGATTGTTTCTGGGGTTTACCAGCGTCCATTTCTACAGCGATATTTTTAGAAACGGCTTTTTTAGAAGGGCTTTTGATTAATGGCATGATTATTCTTCACTTTCGTTTGTGTGCTCGCCTTCTTCATGAGGCATAGCATCTAAAATAAGAAAAGCGGCTTTAAGCGCTTCGGCAATTCCCTTGATATCCTTGGATTCAATTGCACTGTGTAAATCGGTAGCAGCTACCTCTAACCCTTGAGAATCATTCTCTTTTTGCTCTTTGCCTTCGTCTGGCGCACGGTATACAGTAGCGATACCTGAATCTTGTCTTTTAGTTTTCAAAAATGGTAGCATGAGACAATTCCTTATACACTATATGAACTGTCCTAAATTTGGTTAAAATTGACCAAAAACTGTCAAAATTCGATAGTTACTGGTTAAAATTCGTCGTCTGGACGGAAAAATGGGTTAGCTGCGGCTTCTCGTTCTTTAAGCCGCTCCATTTCTTGCTCAAACATTTCATCTACTTGCTCTTCATACCATTCCGGGGTGCCGTGTTTAGGGGGTACGATGGGGTCCTGGTAGGCAAATGCTGGGGATTCTCTGAATGCGTACAGCACCGCGTCGATAATGTCTGAGTGGTATTTATCGGATACTTTTACTCGGTCGGGAGTTGATTTATCTTTATCAATTTCAACTAGATAAGAGTCTTGGGCAAACTTAGAATCTTTTGGTGCCATGAGCTTGCCGGTGCGTAGGGCATCGTTCATGAGGGCAATATTTTCCATTTTCCTAGTTTTATCAGCGGCTTGTACTGGAATCTGGTGTCTTCGGCGCAGTTCTTCAGCTAGCTTTTTACCCAATCCGCCTTGGTCAATAACCATTTTAGATATTGGGTATTTCTTTTGAAAGTAATTGATTTGTTCAACTAATTCAGTTAAGCCTTGTTGAGCGACAACCTTTTCTTCAACTAAATATGTGATAGGGCTCAAATCGGAGTATGCCAGTATAGCGATAGCATCGGCGTCATCAAATCCCAAGTCGATTCCCATAACGTAATGGTATTGTTTAGGCGTAATATCAGGGAGTTTTGCGAAATGATTTTTAGTGTCGGAATATTTAATAAGCAGGGAGTCGGAGTCGAGTGTCCACTTACCGAAAAACTCACGCTGAATTGAGGGGTCTTCCATAGAGACGCCACGGCGCTTAAGCACTCGGTTTAATAGAACCTGATGGCTGGTTTTGGATTTAGTTGCGATATGAGGGTTGTCAAAGAAGGTCCAGCTATGGGATGCCCACACCGCTTCGGGCAGCTTTTGGCCGCGCTCATCAAGGTTGTGGGATATACGATAAAAGTAGCCGGTAGGTATAGATCCGGGCGTACCTGTGATGCATATACTACCGGCGTAGTCGAGGAGGGCTGCTTCTAACACATCGTCGATTAATTTAGTTAACACCCGGTCTCTAATTGACTGGGCCTCGTCGATAAAAACTTTTTTAACTGGGGGGAGCTGACCTCTTATCTTTTCGATCTCTTGCTCGTCTTTAGCGCCGCTTAGGCGTACGATTGAGCCGTTGGGAAAAGATATGGTTAGTTCTGAAATATTGGCGATACCGCCCAGCTTATGCTCTCGGTTAAATTTTAATGCTTCTTGCCAAATAATTTTCTTGGCATCGGTTCTAGTACCTGTTATGTATAGGGAAGTGCAGTTGGGGGTTGTGTAGGCAGTTTCTACTAGGTCACAAGCCACTACGGTGGATTTACCAGCACGTCGGGAGCATACCGCTACCTTAAAGGGGGATGGATCTTTGATAAATTTCAGTTGAGGCTCAAACAAATATGAGGTGAAGTCAAAAGGCCTGATTTCCCGTTTGCGCTCCAATAAAGCTTTCTTTGCTGCCTTAGATGAAAAGATTGTCATTCTTCAATCATCTCCTCTAGTTCTTTGTCGGTTAAGGACTGAAGAGCGGCTTTTTCTTCTTTTTTAAGATCTTTAAGCATAACCATAAGATCTTTAAGGTTTTGGATAGCGTCCCTTGAGAATGCACCGGTGTTGATCTCTTCTCCGACGCTTATTAGGGCCATCCGTATGGACCTAACACCGGCTACTAGTAGATCGTCAATAGAGGCATCGTTAGGAATATGAACGGGTTCAGGCTTCGGTGCCATCCCCCGTTCAATCTCTTCAACCGCTGCGGCCTTCGCTGGATCAGCTTTAGGTAAAAAGAGTTTCCTAGCCATGTTTATTATTCCTTGGAGTCTTTAGCTAATTCAGCAACAATAACGTTAGCGAGAGGGGTCAAGAGGTGTTTTTCAATGCCTCGGTACTTAAATTGGATTTCAAGACCCAAATCACTGACGCTCATGCTGAGGTTTTCTAAGGTTTTATTAGGAGTTGGGAACACGCTTCCGAGTTCACCAGCTCCGGTAACGTAAGCTCCGGTTTGGAGTCTTGCGTAGGTAACTTTTCTGGGTTTACTCATTTGATTTCTTCTCCCCTGCTTCAGCTTCCTTTGCTTTAGCAACTGCGGCAGCAGCTTCTAAGTTAAGGCTTTTGAGCTGTTCGTTAATCAGGCTGAGGTCATTTTTTAGCACCTCGATCTGATATTGGGCATGACCGGCCTGGTTACAAAGACGGCCGTATTCTTGTTGGATAACTTCTAAACTTCTTGGTTCACTCATATTACACTCCTAGACTAATAAAAATGGATTAAAAAGCCATTCTTTCTTCTTCAGTATCGACACCCCTGGCTTTGTGAGGTGCGTTACCGTATTAACGCTCTTAGGCGTTAAATCCTTTGCGACTCCAATCCCTCTAAATGGCTTCTTAACATGAGCCCAGTGAAGGATGTTGTCGTGATTTCTTGATAAAACTACATAGCCAATAATCACCGTTGGGTCTTCTTTTAAGCACGCTACTTTAATTTTTGTCGTTTGGCCGTCAATTAGCATCTCTATAAGTTTAGCATAATAATTCATAAAAGTCTGCTTTTTAATTAAAGCAAACCAGGTGTCGCCGTAGTAAAGGCCTCGAAGCCATGTTGCAATAACAAATGCTTTATCGTTTTCTTTATTATAATCCCTAATTAGTATTAATTCTGACTTATTCATGGTCTTCGTTCTCAGTGATAAAATCGTTTTTATACATCTCAAACATGCGGCGCTTAAGCTCTCGGATCACCGTAAAAGTTTTGTCTTTATAAGTTAAGATGCCGTGTTCTTTAGCTAAAATTGTTACAATATCTCTTAGGCTGATACCTTGTGAGTGATATTCCCAGATTATGCGTTGGAGCTGGTTAGGGAACTTATAATCGTTTAGAAAGTGTTCTGCTAAGCGGTAATAGGTTGACTTGGCTTCCCCTAGTGCTAGCTGTTCTTCCCAGCTTTTACCTTTATTACGGGCAGCCCCTATTTTCATGTAGGTATATTCCATGAGCTGCCCGTTTTTCTCAATATCGTCAAAGCCTTCTTTTTTAAGCTTTGCGTACCATTCTTTTTGAAGTTTTTTGAACTCTTTACTGTTTGTTTTCATTGGAGGATTCAGAAGCCTTCTTAGCTGCTTCTTCTGCGGCCTTTTGAGCTAGCTTAATATCGGTAAAGATCTGACCTGCAACTTGCTTTGCAGCGCTTGCTCTGAGCACCAATACAAAATAAAACTTGGCTTTGTAAGCTGCTTGGGGTCCGAGATGCATGATGATCGTGGAAAGGGTAAATCGAATTGATTCAACGTCTTTGGTAGGCAAATCGTAAGTGTCAATAATATCCTGAGCCCAAGCATTAAATTCGCTAACTCCGGTGGGCAGCTTGCTTGGCAATAAACCTAATAATTGTTTGATAGTTCTTACTACGTTATTTTTAATAGACATAAGTGGCATAATGTAACTCCTTATATTTACATTATGCCACAATTGTTAAATTATGTCAAATATTGCACTAAAAATATTTAATAGTAAAGCCCATTTCTTTAAGCTCTCGGTATGCTTCCATAGATAACATAGTAATAACAAATACTTGGTTACCAGTCACGTAAAAATACATCATAATTACAGCCTCCATCTACAGGCTACTAGACCTTAATAGATAAGTCAACAGCTATTTTAGGTCACCGAGATTATTAGCTATTTTAGGCTCGGCAATTAAGGCAACCCCCGGTAATTCCACAGCATTTTCCATACACATGCGGAGAATAGAGGCCACATTCTCCGCATCCTCTTCTTTGCACTCGACAATGATTTCGTCGTGAACCTGCATAACTATGTGACATTCTTTAAGATTTAGTTCTTTTATGCAGTCGTAAAACATAATAGATGCCCTATTGACGATACTAGCGGCGGTGCTTTGGATTCTGTGATTAACGCTTAGGTTAAGCACCGATCGAGCTTCGTAGGGCAGCTTCTCGTGAGGCGTGTTTTTGTACATATGGCTTAGTTTAAGCGCTAATGGGAGGCGTCTAGGACGTCCATAGAGGCTATAGACCTTACCGTTAGCTTTTGCCTCATTGTGGCTATTTAGCATCATCTCGCGGACTTTAGGAAAGCGCTCAAAGTAGTTATCAAGGATCTCCTGGGCTTCATCCATAGATTTACCGATAGCTCCTGACATCTTGGGGGCGGTGGTGCCATAGGTTGCTGATAAGGCAATGACTTTAGCAACCTGCCTCAACTCTTTATATTTACTGGCAAAAGCATTAGGAACGTCTTTTCTTAGGTCACAATCGCCTTTATCAAATACCTCGGCACCGATAACGGAGTAAAAGTCTTGGTCTGAGGAGAAACAGGCCATAAGCTTTTCGTCTTGGCTTACTGAAGCAAACACCCTTGGCTCAAGCTGGGAGTAGTCGGCGCCTACGAATAGCTTGCCAGGGCGGGATACAATACAGGCTTTAACCCGCTTATCATCTCTGGGAAGGTTCTGAAAGTTAGGGTTCCTTGAAGAATACCGACCTGATGTGGTTCCTGACTGCTTAAACTCTGGGTAGATAATCCCATACTTAAGCTTTTCGCCGATGCTTTCGGCATAAGTGGTAAGGAGCTTTGTTTCCTTGCTGTATTTTAGATAGTTGGCGGCCCATTTATATTTATGGGAAAACTTAGTTAGAATGTCCTTGTCGGCTTTGAGATAAACCCAATAATCACGAATCTTTTTGGGATCTACGCGTTTTCTTGTGCGTGGGTTGATTTTGTTGGGATGATACATCTTACCCTTCATTTGCTTTACTGTATTCATGAATTCGATCTTAGCTTTATTAGAATACGGCAGCTTCATATTGAGGGAATGACATAGTTCCCTGCCTTCTTCAGTAAGTAACACAAATAACTCACCGAGTTGATCAAACAATAGCCATGCCATTTGGGCAGGTGATCCAAGCTTGAACGTGTTTTTTGCGCTAGTTCCAGGATACACGTGTTTTACGTAGGGCTGGATATCAGAGTAAATGCTGGCTTTTAGCTCTTCACAGTTGGCTATAAGCTCAGCTTTTAACGCGTTTAGCTTTTGAACGTCTACTTTTAACCCCACTTGATTTAGGTCTTTGGTCGCTGTTTTCAAGAGGGGCATGGTCTCCTCTTCGTAGAAGAACTTATCTAAACCCTCTTCGTATAGCTGTTCGGCAAGTAAATAAAATAGCTTTATAGTTAAGATGGCGTCTTTAGCTCCGTAGTTAGCAATAAGGTCGGCATCCGCTTTATATAGCTCGTAGTTATTCTTTTTGGAGCTGCCGCCGTTAGCTTCGATGCTAGCCTTCATAGCTTCCTGTTCGTCTTTGGCTGATGCACCAAAAAAGGTCACCCCCAACTCTTTTAATCCATTTAATCGGTTCTCGTCAAGCAAGTGAGCGAGAAGCATAGTGTCGGTATGCAAAGCCGGCATAAGATCAATGCCGAAATTGCGTTCGGTCATGATAGTATCAAATAACCCGTTGTGCATAACTAGCTGTTTTTGTGTTAAGTTTTGAATAAGCGGCTTGATGCCTTGCTGCGTTTCAAGCTCTACAAGCTCTTTTTTATCTTTATCCCAATAGGATAATATAACGTAGTATCCAACGTCTGTGTCAGCGCTTACCGAAATACCGATAATTTTAGCATCTTTATCAAGTCCGGTAGTCTCAGTATCATAAGCAACAAAGTCTTTATCAGCAAGGTAAGCACTAAGCTGCTCCATTTCGCTCAAAGTCTTGATTATTATTAGTTTTTCCATTCACATTCCCCTCCTCGAATGGCGCAGACACATACTCTATTATATCAGTTTTTCGATCTTGTTTCCTCTTATTTGTTGCTTGAGTATTCCAAAATTTAAACGATTCGTCTTCAATACTATTCATCTTTCTTAGCCGCTCGGTCTCTGGATCAAACATGAGGCGATAGCAGCGGTCTTCGATGATGGTGTCCATGTTTTGCTTTTTGTGGCGAATTTTACAGAACTTAAAGGCGGTCACCGTGGGGGCGCCATCGCCATAGCAACGCTTTAGGGGCTGCCAGACGGTGATTAGGTAGTCGCAGTATGCCTCAAAAAACATGGTGCCGTAAGCGGCATCTTTGTTTAACTCTATGTCCCCGATACCGGCTTTCTCACGGTTAGTCTGGGATTGCATGATCAATAGGCATCCGGTCTGCACTGCGAAGGATTTCATGGCATGGCAGATATCCACAACCCCTTGATTTTCACCGAGTTTATTGTTTTTCTTTAGCGCGCCGATGTGGTCGATAGTTACTGATCCGACCTTTTTGCCGGTAACTTTTTGAAATTTAATAAGATATTCTCGAATTTCGTCTAGTGAAAGGTGTCTAAAGTTACCTTCATCGTCGTAGTTACTGATAATGTGTAACTTATCCAACATTACGGGTTTATCTTTGCACATAGCAACCCAACGCTCGGCAATTTCATCAGCAGGCTGTTCAAGGGGGACCACAAAGTGGTCGTAGTCGGGGTTATTCTCAATAAAGCCTTCAATCATGTTAAGGGCAATAGCTGTTTTACCGACGCCTGATCCTGCTACAAGGCCTATAACCTGACCAAGCCTAAACCCCTTATGCGTATTGTCAAAATACTTCCAGCACGGAAAGCGCTTACCAAGGGCTTTGTTATCGCCTGACTTTGCTAAAGTTTCGCGGATAGTCTTAGAAAGGGTCAAAGATGACTTGTCTTCGGTGATCTCAAATGTCCAGATTTTGTCAATAATATTAGTTGCATAACTGATTTGATGGGTGGGGGCTCTAGAAGCGGCTTTAGCTGTGTTTACTAGAACAGAGGCGGCTTCTTCCCTGGTAAAGCCCGCTGCAAACATAATGTGGGCTAACCGGTAATCTGCCACGCTTCGGTCCCCAGTGTTACCAAGCCAGATTTCCCTGACTTCTTTACTAGAATCAATAAGCTTTGAAAATTTAAGGGGAAGTTTGTAGTCAACTTTAATGTCTGAACTGGATTTGCCGGTGGCCCGCTCTAAATGCCTTACGCAATACTGCTCGTCCTCTACAGTAATTTTAGGAAGGGCCTTATCTAATTCTTCTGAAGTGTATACGTTGGTATCATCTCGGTAAATAGTCTCACACAGCTTGAATTGACCTTTTACCTTGGTGTTATGGGTTCCAGGAACCCTCATAAGTTGTTTAATTTGACATACGGCTTCGTCGGTTTTTAAAAGCCGCATTAGGCGTCTTTGGATACGTAGGTAAGAACCCACATCTAAGTCTGTAACCTTCCAATAGGCGTGGACACCGTTGCCGGAATCTACGATCATGGTTGGCGTAAGGCTAAAGTTGCCTAACTGCTCAATAAAAGATTCTTTATCAGGATAAACATTTGATTTTAAATCATAATCCACGAACACCCAGTCAAATACATCGATGTCGTGGGCTTTTAGGAAAACGTTAGGTTCAGCAACTACGCTGCAATAATTAGGGTAGTAATAAACGTTCATGCCGCGTTTATTATAGTCTACAATAGCGTCGAAATCCGTGTCGAGCTGTAAGCTATTAGGTATACTGGGGTCTTCATTTTTAAGCCATTCAGGGGCAAATAAAGCGTATAGCAAGACATACTCCTCACGTTAAAGTGAGGGCAGACTAATGATGTCACTAATCTGCCCTCGGTTCTGACTAGGTTAGGGGGCTATGATCAAGATGCCTTAGCGCGACTTCCTTTTAGCAACGCCTGAACTTTCGCTTGTCTCTCTGCGGATGGCGCAGTGGCGGGCGCTCTAGGTGCCACAGGTGGAGGAGGGATTACCTCGTCAGAAACATCGTCTAATTGATCTTGCCAATCGTCACCGTTGGCGTCTTCGGAAGAAGACCCTGAAGAATACTTAGCTTGATCGAACCCGTGAAGGTCATATAATGCAGGATCAATACAGTCTTCGGGATTTTGTTCCACCCTGTATAATTTCATGGGGTTACCTTTATCCATCGGTTTTGTTTCCTGTAAATCCGTAATCCAAGTGTATCGCCCAAGTTTACATTTTTGATGTTGAAATTGTTGATGTAAATTAGTTCCTCCTAAAACACTAATTTCGCCGTCTTTATTTGCCAGCGTATATACATCTTTTAATCCAAACTTGGTTTGAAACTTATCTTTGCGAACATAATACCCTTCTACTGAGAGAGGGTTTTCTTTGCCTGTTTTAGAATTTATACCTCCTAAAACAACAATATTTAATTTGTTATCTTCATCTCTTAAACTAATTCTTGCCATTTTACTTATCTCCTTTATTATTAACACCGTCCTCCGGTGCGTTACTTCTTTCATTATTACACAACGGCTGTCTATCGTCAAGGTCTTTTCTCAACTTTTCGAATCGAAGAATAAACATACAGTTGCACATTACGTGAGCCATGTGGCTTCTTCCGGACTCAGGATCAAGGGTCTGTCCAGACATGTACGCAAACGTATGCCTAAGAATTGCGGCCAGAATGCGACTAAACAAAATCCCTTTACTCCAGTTCCATTTGCCGTATTTCTTAGCCCCCATTGTAAGAACACCGGCTAGCTCTTCCATGGCTATGGGGCATAGAAGATCCATTTGGGGTTTTAAATCATCAAATTTTGTACCTTGATTACTCATATTATATTTTCCTTATTATTTTATCAGGTAATACAATAATGCCAAAATGGCAGTAAACCCAGCTTTGGGTTTCAGGTTTATAGTATTTATAATCATCGGATTCTTTAATATGGCGAGGTAAATATATAGGTTCTAGTATTTTAACAAAGGTCCCAGCGGGAAGGACTATGGGCTCAAGGCCGCCAGATCTGTAGTATTGATATTCTTCCTTGGTGCAATAATCTTGCAACTTCATAGGTCTTCCTCAAGCTCACGCAGGGCTTTGCGAAGCTTGCGGCTGACTCTTATGATTTCAGAGCCAAACTCGCCCATCATCTCACAGAATAGTTCTTCAACCTGATCGGGGGTAGGATTGGCTGAATTAGAATAACTACCGGCAAAATAGGCGTGACACAATTCGTGGATAACTGTAGCTAGATCAAGGTAATCGACTTGAAAATGGATCTCTTTATTAGTCAAGTCTGTTATGGCTGCCGAATCTCCCTCATGAAGGTCTGAGTAGTCTTCTGCCCCTAAAAGGTACACTTTCCACTCACGTCCTCGAATCGGTATTATAATAGGTTTGCTTTTAGCCATATCTTAGTACCTTCCATCTACTTTATATTTTACATACAAACGGGATACTTTGTCAACATAAGCTTTATTGGATTTAATGGGTTTACCGGCGTTATAAGCTGATAAGACTAGTAAAGTATCGTGATATTTATCGTATACTGTTCGGATATACTTAGCGGCATAGTAAGAATTAACGTGAGGTTGCATGAGTTTTTCGTAATTTCCTTTAAATCCAAGGCCTTTGGCAGTTGCTAGCTTTATTTGAAACATGCCATAGGACTTACTGGTGATGCCTAGGTCTTTTTGACGCTTGGTGCCGTCATTATGGTTAATCGTCGTCTTACAGCCAGTTTCTACTTTGCATAATGCATATAAGAGAATCGGATCTAAGTGAAACTTCTTAGCCGACTCTCTTATATGCAGCGGGACGGGGGAGGTACTACTGGCAACATCTTGGGAGCTTAGTAAAACATTAAATACTATTAATACTGTCATCCATCTCATATTTTCATTATCTCTTATTTAAGAAATAATGTCAATGTTAAGAGACCGTTGATATTTAAAGCTTTTTAATCCAACGCCCGGAAGTATTTAAAATCATTGGAATTAATAAAGGCCTTCCGTCAAGAATAACGCCTACTCCAAGTACTTGTCTTTTAAGGTTATTTTTAGCGTATGCTAAGGCTAGGGAGTGCGGATCAGCCAAACATCCTACGGTCATACCGAAAAGGAGTGCGTCAGGATTACCCCAGTATTGGATATCAAACTTTTCGTGGTGGTGACCTTGTACAAAAGACATACCCATAGCTTGAGAGTTTTTTAGCACATTAGCGCCTTTTGAATGGTGAAAGTAGCAATCATAGCCAGTAGGAAGCTTAATTTTAAGCTCCATATGCCATGTCCAGCCTTTAGGGGCCTCTAATACGTCACCAGGTTGTCTTAGCATCAGCTTAGGGATGCCGTGGGTTACTGCTTTACGGTATAACAAAGATCCGTGGTTGGATTCAAGGATCTCTACCTTGGGAAACAGTTTGTAGAGAGGCTTTAAGCACTCAATAGCCTTAGATAATTCGTTACCTGCGGACATGAGGTCAGGGTTATGGTCATGGTAGGAAAGGGCATGGTTATCCACTTCATCACCGATGCAAATAACTCGGGTAAATTTGTATTTCTTCTGTAGCGCGGTAAGGAATGGGATTGCATCCTGGTGATGGTAAGGTATATGAAGGTCACTAATAACTAAAATACGGCTATTATCAGTTTTTTTACTCATACGTACTACTCCTTGTTATTTTCTAACAAAATAATTTCAGCGGTTCGGGTAAGTTCTTTTTGATTAAGTTCTTTATTTCTTAGACGGTCTTCTGAAGCGGCCTTAGTCACTGCGTTATAGGCAGATACCTTAACTTTTTGCGCCTCAATGGCGTTTCGCTCTTTGGCTCTTTCGTTAGCATCGGCTTTTAAACGAAGCTCGATAAGTGGTAGGTGCTTAGCAAGCTCTTCGCCGGAGATTTTGCCGGCTTTAGCTTTAGCTAAAAGTTCGTCAATTACTTCTACTGTCTCTTTGCCTATTTTACGCATTTGACAGCTCCTTTATAGCTTGCTTTAACTTTTTAAGTGCTTCATATCCTTCTACAGAACCATACCTATTTCTTATTTTAACACCGAGATTTTGTTTACGCTTTTTTGTTTTATTTTTTTCACACCAGTTGACGGAATATAATCTCAATTTTTCCTTATTTTCCCGCCTATAAACTGAGTGCCATATCGCTGCGCAAGATTTGCAACCGCTCCTTACACCATATTTTCCCTTAGTTTCTTTATGAAACTGATCTAACGGTTTTTCTATGTTACAATTAGTACAAATTTTTGTCATACGTACCCCTAGTAATAGATATGATCTGTCCTACTCTTTTTTAGTGCTTGGCACTGTAACTTGTCGCACAAGATAGCCCATAGTGTCTTTATGTCTAGTATTCATTTCATGCATGGTTTTCTTGGTATCAGCTTCAATCTGGTCCATACGAGCTTTAATCAGCTGCTCCATCTGCTCTCTAAACTCACCGGTTAGGAGTTCTGGAAGAAGCTCCTTAGCGATTTGACGTAATTGACCTCGTAACTGTTTTAAATTACTCATTTTCTTTCTCCTTCTTAATTAGTTTTAAAATTGGATTGTCGGGGTAGAAAAAATCTTGCCACCTAATTTCTCTTATTTGTTCGTTTGCGAGCCGTAAATCATTTTTCCACTGAATTCTTGCGTGACGTCCCATTTTACGTCTTACTAACGCATATGTCAGTTTTTGACTTCTAACACATTCTTGACATTCGCAGTTATCGCAATAAGACTTCATTTTTTCATTCCTTTCTTATATTCCCGTCTTTGTTTATTTTCTTCCTTCGATTTAACTTTATGACACGAGGGGCATAAAGCCTGAAGGTTATTCAATTCGCACCATTGGCGCTCTTCGATAAGCTCGTCCCAGGACATATCCTCTAGTGAGGATGTAACAGGTACTACAGGCAATATATGATCAATTTCAACTAGGTAAGATGGAGTAGGGGCAGCGCAGGCTGCGCACCTACTCCACTTAGTGACGCGGGGGCGGGAGGGGTCAGTGTGTTCAATTCTACTCAACTCTAGGGCTTGCTTACGGAGATCTGATCGAGAAAATACCCTTCGGATACTTCCTTTAAGGAGGTTTCTCTCCTTCTTACTTATTCGGCTATTTTTCCTCGATAAAGCTCTCATCTCCTTCTAGTCTAACATAATAAAGTTTACTAAACAAGGTTTGCAGATCATTATTATGCTCTATTACAAAAATACTGTCGTGCTTCTTTTCTAGCTCACAAAAGAGATCATATGATCTCAATTTTAAAGCATTATCTAACCCGTCTAGGGCTTCATCAAAGAATAACGACCCGAAATGGGTGCTATTTTTGTTAGCTGAGGCTTCCATAACCGCTATCGAGAAGCATAGCTTTAATAAGCACCGCTGGCCTTTAGATAACTGGGCATAAGAGCATAGGTAG